GAGACTGATTCGGTGCCACTTACGTTATAAAACACATATTCAGCATCAGGTAGACTGAAGAAGTCATCGCTACCAGGAAATCTGGTGAATTGATAAAAACCATGTGCTTTCATTTTTTCATGTAAAGCGGTGTAGTCTGCGGTTTCAGAATTACGTAATTCTACGCGAACAGAAAACATAAGAAAATTTATCCTTACTGGTTGTGTGGGAACTCCAGTATACCACCTCGCCTGATGTGGCTAAAAGCAGGCACACAACATGAAGCGCATTTCACTTATTCACTGACTCGCCTGGGAGTAAACGCAAACGGCGGAGTGTGCTTCATATTGTGGTGAATGCGGCTAAGCGCACGTGGGGAGGGCTAAAATTGCTCCTTTGGTTGTGGGCCCCGTCTGGTATTCAGCCCTGACCAGACACCGGGAGGCACCCGGCACCACAATACTCATTGCTGTGTGTAGTCTTTTGCCCGCTTTCGGGCGGGCCTTTTTTTCCGAAGACTAAGAAAGGGAAAATCAAATAATGAAAGGTCAGCATTACGGCATCCAGAAAGTCATTCGTGGATGCGTTCAACCGGGAATGTTAGTTTTTCACAATAACAAAACGTGGACGGCTTCAGCTAATTACGGCGGCAAACTTTATTTAAGAACGCTTTCGGAAAAAACCCGAATCAAAGATATATGGGTTGACGTTCTTCTAGATGGTCACGGCAACGCCCTGACAAATTAATTTAACCCTGACGAAACATTAAATGTGCCCTCACCGGCAGAGCCACGCACATCCCGAATAACGTGGCGATATATTTACAGCATTCACAGGAGACAGCATGAGCGCTTATTTCATGCATGACCGTATCGAAGAGGAATCCTGGCAACAACATTACCTGAACACAGCGCGGGAGCAAGAAATAGCAGAACTGGCTGATCTATACGACCGACAAATTAAATTTCATCACCTTCACGAAATGCTGAGCAATACGCAGGCAGACCGGGCGGCGCTAAAAGCTGTATTCGACGACGTTAATTTTCAGGAAAAAGCGGGCGAATTTCTTCGGTATGCCGCAGAGCGTCTTGCAGAAAAACAGACTGAACTAAATATTGAACTGAGGAAGGAATCATGAGTAACAAACCAATTTTTCTGGTTCGCAGGGCAAAAAAATCTTCAGGCTTACCTGATGCTGTTCTCTGGTGCAGTGAGGATTTTGAGTCAGCAGTGGCAACGCTGGATTATCTGCTCGTTAAGTCCGGGAATAAGCTAAGCAGCTATTTTAAAGCGGTTGCAACACATTTTCCGGTTGTCGACGACCTCCCCGCAGAGGGTGAAGTTGATTTTGCGTGGTGTGAACGTTACCAGCTTGGTGAGGATAACATGACGTGGGAGCTTAAGCCGGGTGCCGTTCCGGTGGATGTGCATCACAATGCCGGGGAAGAAACGACTGCGCCGGAAACAACAGAGACGAACGATATCGCACAAGAGGACGAATGTCAGGAATGTGAAACACCTGTCGTCCGGCTGCCAGTAATGCAGCGTTTTCTCCACATCCACATGTTTGCAGCAGATGAACCCTCACGCCTGCATCACGCCACACCGGAGCAGCGGAAACACATTATTGCTCTGGAAATGGATATGGATAACGCCAGAATTCAGAACCTGATTTCAGGTCTGCGTGGCCTTGAATTTCTGGACAAACTGGATAATGCAGGAATGCTCCGCCTGAGCGGGAACATTAAAACCGCGTTTCCCGAAGATAAAAAAGCCGAGCCGGTTGATTACCGTAATTTTGCAGTTATCTGGAACGAAACCCGCCACCCCGATCGCGGCCTGCTCGCTAAAGAATGGGGAAAAGGAAACCGTGTTACAGGCATTAATCGGACGCAATCCGGCGCAAATGCCGGAGGCGGCAACAAAACCGACCGTCCACAGGAAATAAAACACGACTTTGACTCTCTGGATAAAGAAATTGCACTCGCAACCCTGCCTATGGATTTCAATATTTACGACCTGCCGGGGAGTATTTATCGCAGAGCCAAAGAAATCATTGAGCGAAAAGAGAGTCCGTTTAAAGAGTGGTCTGCCGCGCTGCGTGCCACACCGGGCATTCTGGATTATTCGCGTGCCGCAATTTTCGCACTGATACGTGGTGCCAGCGAGAATCTTCACCATTTCCCGGACAGTCTGCGCACATATATCAGCGCCAACCTGAAAGAGTCAGATCACGAAAATCCGACTCCAGAAACCCTGGCGGCAGCAAGGCATACCCCAGAAATGGATGCTGAAGAAGAATATAACCGCAGTGAGGAAGCAGAGCCTGCACCGGCAGTTAACCCGGTAACCTCCACTGAATTAGCGTATCAGGAAAAACTCAATGAGCTGCATGAGGCGCGAAACAGCACCCTCACCCGTAACCCCGTCAGGACGGACAAAGAACTGGCTGATGAGCCATGTGTCAGCGAAGAGGCAAACATCCGGGATGAAGTGAGCAGGCAGCTTGCTGCAGAGCGTGGCGAATTTGTTCAGGGTATCAGTGATCCCGACGCAGAAAACTGGGTTCATGATGGCAAAGAAGCGCAGCCAGCCGCGCAGCAGACCGTACAGGAAACACAGCCAGCGGCCAGCGTCAGTGACGTGCAGAAAAGCCTGAGCGAACGTCCGGAGAACGAGCAGGAAAATCTGGCGCTCTGGAAAAACGCTTTCAAAACCGACGAACGCTTTACCCGCGCATTTGCGGTGAACGGCGGCGGCACATCCATCAACGGTACTTACATGACCATGATAGCCACCCGCGAATTCGGCCCCAAAGGGATCGGCTGGGGCGTCGATATTCTGGAGGAACGTTTTGATGACGGTGCCCCGCTCACCCGTAAAAACGGTGACAGCCAGGAACTCATCACTGACGGGAACGGCAATTTTCTGACTGAAAAACACCATGTGATCAAAATCCGCCTGTGGTACATCCGCAACGGCCAGCGCGGGCAGGAAGTGGCTTATGGCTGCACGCCGTATATCACCAACAGTAAATACGGGGTGGTCAGCGACGGTGAAGCGCCGAAGAAATCCCTGACGGATGCCACCAAGAAAGCCCTCTCATCGCTCGGCTTCTGCGCCGACATCTTCATGGGCCTTTACGACAATGCTGAATACCGCAGCAGGAACAAAGCTGAATTTGACCTGAAAAACGCCAGTGAAAACGCAGAGGATGCCGCACGCCTGCGCCGGGAGCTGGACGAACGGTTAACCCGCGTGGCCGATACGCTGAGCAGCGCTGTCAGCACCATTGAGCTGAAAAAAGTGTACGACACCCTCGCCCGCGAAGTGGACGTGCACCGGAAAGCAGCTGACTCGAAAGGCGATGCGGAGTATGCGAAATACCTCGGCGGTCGCCTCCGCCGTCTGACGCAGATTAAAGACCAGCGCATGGCCGCGCTCACAGGCAAAGAGGAGCAAAGCGCATGAGCACATCAGCGATCGCCATCGCGGCGGGGATGAAAAAGCTCCAGGACATGGTCGATGCCGGGGAGTTTTCCCCGGAAGACATCGCCGACACGCTGGAAGCAGAAGCGCTGACGCTGGGTGACAAGTTCGACGGCATTCTCAGCCTGATCCGTAACATCGAAGGCCAGACAAGAACGCTTGATGAAGAAGTTAAGCGGCTGACCGAACGCAAACGTGTATTCCAGAACAAGGCGAAAAACCTCAAAACGTATCTGCTTCGCACCCTTCAGGCGGGCGGATACAAAACCTTTAAAACAGACCTGAACACGCTGACGGTTCGCCAGGGCGCGGTATCAGTGGTCATTGATGATGAATCACTGCTTCCGGACGAACTGGTGGACGTGGTGACTACCGTGTCACCTGACAGGAAAAAGATTAAGCAGGCACTGGAAGCGGGTGAAGAGGTTCGCGGTGCACATCTTGAAACAGGGGAAGAAACCCTGCAGGTACGTTAAGGAGGGCGGCCTCCGGGCCGCTGAGACTATGGCGCTTACAACGAAGCAAAAGATTATCAATTTTCTCTATTACTTCCCGAAATCCACTGTCACGGAAATTGCCGAGAACACCGGTCTGAACGGGCATGCCTGCTACAAGCATGTTTCAGCCCTGATCAGGGCGGGAGAAGTCATGCACACAAAAGAAGGTCGAAAATACTTCTATCACCTGGCGCCGGGCTGTGGCCCGGTTCATGAAACGGAAATTCGATACCCGCGGGCGACATCACGAAAAGTGATCGCTGAGTGTGAAGAGAACATACAGCGGCTGCTGGATCGAGGGTTACGCCGTCGCGCCCTGACTGAAATGCGCCGCCTTTCAGCAATGCAGATAACCACCAGTGGCGTGGAAGCGGTCGCACGAATGGCATCAAAAGTCTGACCACCGTCAGATGATTTTTATGAATCACCGTTGACCGGCAGGCATCCATAAAATTACAGCCGGTCATGCAAAGAGAATGACTTATGCATGAACTGACCTTATCACCGCGAGAGATTCAGGAAATTACCGGATATAAGCGCTATACGCGACAACAGGAGCAACTCCGCTGTCATGGCATCCCCTTCACTACCGGCCCGAGGAACGAGCCAATAGTACTGCGCCGGGATTTACAGCCGGGCATTCAGCAAATGCCCAAAATGAACGAGTACATCGCTTCTGAGCCTGATTATGGAGCACTGAGTAATGGGCAGACCACGTAAGAATAAACAGGACAACAGACTCCCTCCCCGAGTCTACAAGTACAAATACAGCTATGTGTGGAAACCTAAAGAGACGGGTTCAAGCGTCACACTTGCCCCCGTAAAGGGAACAAGCATGTCAGCGCTGTGGGCGAAATACGAAGCGGAGAAAGCTAAAAATCACGACGTCATGACCGTCGCCAAATTATGGAACCTGTTTCTATCCAGTCCTGCATTCACAGAACTCGCACCGCGCACACAAAAAGATTATCGCCAGCATCAGCGGGCATTGCTTGCCGTGTTCGGCAAGATGAAAGCCGATGCGGTAAAAATCGAACAGGTAAGGGTTTTTATGGATAAGCGAGGCCTGGAAAGCAAGACACAGGCAAACCACGAACTGGCGAGCCTGAGCCGGGTATACGGATGGGGTTTTGAGCGAGGATATGTAAAAGGGAACCCGTGCAAAGGAGTGCGGAAATTCACCGCAAAAGCCCGTTCAGTTTATATCACTGATGAACAATACGCGGCGATTTACCATGAGGCTATACCGGCATTAAAGATCGCGATGGAGATTTCTTACCTTTGCGCGGCGCGCCTGGGGGATGTGCTGGATCTTCGCTGGCGGGAAGTGATGGAAGACGGAATTTTTATTGAGCAGAACAAAACCGGAACCAAGCAGATCAAGGAATGGTCACCGCGTCTGCGGGCAGCGATTCAGTTAGCACGCAACACGTTTGGTACAAGCGGAGATTTTGTCGTGCCCACCAGCAAAGGCGGAAAGGTCACGGCGAAAACGCTCAACAACTGGTGGAACGAGGCAAAACGAACCGCCGAGAAAAAAGCCGGGGTAGTCTTTGGTTGTAATTTCCATGACATCAAAGCGAAAAGCATTTCTGACTATGAGGGGTCGAGTCGCGACAAACAGCTTTTCTCA